CTGCATAAAATTGCTGAGAGCGTCTTCTGTACAGGCCTCCATCAGTAAATGCTGCGAGTAAATACACTCACGCGCAGCACAGTTAATTTGCCATCTCAGCACATCCAGACGTTCCCGCTGTAATTCAAGTTGCCGGGCATAATCTGCTGGTTTTTCCGTGGCAGTGAGGAGGGATTCTATCTGTTGTTCAGCGGCTTTTCGGCTCTCACTATGTCCAGCCCACATAATACGGGCATTTCGAAAACTAGTAAGCGCCTGCGCAGGAGTGGCCCGGGCCGTCATACTGATTTCTCCTTCTCAGTACGTTCCTGACGAACCTTCATTTTATGAATAGCTGCCGGAGAGGGCTGTTTACTGAAATCCAGACGGGCCGCATAATCCGGGGCAACGCCCGCCAGTTTAAACACCGGATCCTGTTCCGGCATCGCGTCGTTAGAGAGTGCCGGTTCGGTGATATGTTTGCGGATAAAGCCTTGCAGAAGTGTGTCCGGATCGTTTACGGAATGCACCACCCCGGTAACAGCACTGGCTTCCCGCCCCATTGTGGATTTGAGCAGGCTCAGCGTCTGGATTAGCGCCTTACCATGCGCCTGCATAAAATCTTCCCAGATTTGTTTTGCGCGAATACTCAGAAGGTTTTCGTGAGCGTGGATATACTGTCCGGCCAGTTGCGCAGCCTTCTGCGGTAAAAATGCATTTTCGCTTTCCTGGGCTGCCAGCAGTTCATCAAAATCCTCAAGCGTTTCTCGTCCCAGGGCAATTTCCGTGCGCAGTTTTTTCATTTCCTTTGAGACTACGCCCTGACTTTCACGAAATAGCGTGCGCCACTCCTCATTAAGGACGTTCGTCGTGGCTTCCATTTCAGCGCGGCGCTGGCGGATTGTCGCAATATTATCCGCTGCCGCTTTCTGCTGACGACGTACTTCAAGCCATGCAGATTTGGTGGCATTCACTTTCTCAAGCGCCTTTAACGTCGCTGCAGGGATAGATATGTCAGGAGTTTGGTTATTGCTTTGTTCTGGGATAGTCATGTCAGCACCTTGTTGTTTGTCTTGGTGTCAATTGTGCTGTCATGGATACAAAGCTGCCATTGAACATCATTGTGCGAGCGATAATACAAAGACCTCTTTTGGCTAGCCAGGAAAGGCCTCGTTTAACTGAGGTTGTTTCAGATTTACTTTAACTATTCACTACTATTCACTTAGGTAAAAAAATAGATAATACAGTAAGTTAAAAGGTGAAGGGTTGGCAGGGAAGTATTCATCGACTGTTCATGACTGTTCACATGGGAAAAATTTATTTATGGTATTTTTTCATAATGAATTGCTGTTTTATTCCTGATGGCTATTTTATTTTTGCTCCTCACCACTATTCACCCTTATTCAGTAGTATTCGACAGACTCTTGAATAGGCTGCATGTTTTTGCCGGGAAATAACATTTTTGACTCTGACCATGGTGTTGCATTTTAGACTAGTTTTTATAAAACTAGAGCTACCCGGTTCTTTAGGAATTCATTCGGATATATTTTTAGATTTAAGGCGAGGTTATTTAATACCAAGATTTTTATGCAGACCCAATGTTTATGAGACAAATGCAATTCCTAAGTATGTCCGGGGATTGGGGCCTGTAATCAAGGCCTCTACAGAAGTTGTGAAGCCTTGCTGTATGAACTCTGGAGGCAGCACCATTACGTGTGATGACTCATGGGGCAATAAACTTCTGATGAATGGTAGTTCCTATTAATACTCCTGCATTTATAGTTCGCAGGCATGGTGTTTATTATGTCGTTTTATATGGTTTTACCGGGTTTTAATCTCCATAAAATCAATATTTGACGATAAATAAATAATGCGTGCGCAAGTGAGCCATATATACATAATAAGGAACCACCTGAATCTGGATGAATTTATCCGGACTGTTGTGGATATTAAAGAGGGTAGATGATGCACAATATTTCTGTTTCTGCGCCAGCTCCGGCTGCGCCATTATTTCCTGTTCCTAACCAGCATGAGCGATTTTTACGCCTGCCTGAGGTGATGCACTTGTGCGGGTTGTCTCGCTCGACCATTTACGACTTGATCAGCCGCGATGCGTTTCCGAAGCAGATCCCGCTTGGCGGTAAAAATGTCGCCTGGGCACAGTCTGAGGTCAGCGCATGGATGGCGGACCGTATCAGTGCCCGTGGGCGGGGATGTGATGCATGATGATACCTGAATACATTAAATACCTTTTTTCTGGCTTGCTTACTGTCATCATTTCCAGGTATAGTTTTTCCGCTGTCGCAAAATCGGCAGCCGGAATTGGCGTTCCGCGAAACTCAATGGCGACACCAGACGCGCCAGGCGTCTTTTTTTTCGTCGTAGCTCAGGCACACCCATTTTCCGGGCTGTGGTGTTTATGTGTACACCGTGGTTCTTCCGAGATAATGGCAGTCCGGGCGGGGCAGCCTTCGGGCTGGCCGGTATCCATTGAGGCCGGTTACGCCAACCCCGTTCGGGCTGCCACCAGTGAAATTGGCGTTTCCGGTGGTAGCAATAACCGCTACTCAATGGAGGCTGCCATCATGGCTACAACCCTCACCCCGTCATACCCGCAATATGTCTTTGTGTTCGCCGCAATCCGCCGTGCTGACACTCAACCCCGCATCTGTATGCTTCGCACTGTGGCCTGCGATGAGCGTTCTGCACGCCTTTCGTTGGTCCGTGATTATGTCCTCTCCCTTTCTGCACGCCTGCCTGCCAGGAAGGTGACACTATGAACCAGTTTGAGATCTCCTACGACGATGTTGTAAGGCTGAAACATTTACGCAATGTGGGTGAGTATGTCACTGGCATGGCTGCCCTGCAGGACTGTTACGAAAAGCCAGCAAGTGCTCAATGCGAACAACTGGTTTCACTCATCTATCTGATGACAGAGCAGCTGGATGGCGTGGTGCAACGCTGCCATGACGACCTGATGAATGCGGAGGTGGCCTGATGCAATCCTGTGAATCTCGTCTGGCACTTCGTGCCGCTCTGTATCGCCGTGCCGTAGCCTGTGCCTGGCTGGCTATCAGCAGTCAGCAGGAAAGTTTTTCCGGCCTGACACTCGCTGAACTTGAAGATGCCATCGCCCGCGAGCTGGAAGGGTTCTATCTGCGCCAGCATGGGCAGCAAAGAGGGCTGGAAATTGCCTGCGCGTTGCTTTCGGATCTGATGGAGTCGGGGCCGCTTAAAGCCTGTCCGGTTCTTTCACTGCTCGGAATGACGGTCATGAATGAACTTTGTTCCCGTCACCTCAACAAATCAGCGCTGCACTAAGGAGGGCCGCACAATGTCAGGAATGAAAGTTAGCCAGGCTGAGAAAGCAGCTCGTGGTCACTGGTCAAGAATTTTACCCGCGCTGGGTGTAAATGTACTGAAAAATCGGCACCAGCCCTGCCCGGTCTGTGCCGGGAATGACCGCTTTCGATTTGATGACCAGGAAGGGCGGGGAACGTGGTTCTGTAACCAGTGCGGGGCTGGTGATGGCCTGGCGCTTGTAAGTAAAGTGCTGGATGTAGGCATTAGTGAAGCGGCAGACAGAATAAACGGCATTACCGGAAATCTACCGCCAGTATCTCAGGGAATGCTTGAATCTGGTTCTCTTGAAAAAGAGGATGGGAAAAAAGCTGCAGCAGTGCTGGCTGCCCGTTTGTTGGAGAAATCCCGTCAGACCACTGGCAATGCCTATCTGACGGGTAAAGGGTTTTCTGCACTGCCTTGCCGGGAATTAACCGCCGTGCATAAAGTCGGTGGTGTGACATTCCGTGTGGGAGATCTTATCGTTCCACTGTATGCAGATGGGGAGCTGGTAAATCTGCAGTTAATCAACGCTGATGGAGGGAAATGCTTCCTTAAAGGCGGTCAGGTTAAGAATGCCTTTTACCTGGTTGAAGGTACTGCCAAAGCCGCCAAACGGCTCTGGATAGCGGAAGGATATGCCACCGCACTCACAATCAACCATCTGACTGGCGATGGTGTCATGGTGGCCTTTTCGTCCGTCAATTTCCTTTCCCTGGCGAGCATTGCCTGCAGTCAGTACCCAACGCACCAGATAATTATTGCTGCTGACCGCGATCTTAATGGTGCAGGGCAAACAAGGGGCGTAGCTGCTGCCAGGGCCTGCAATTGCACAATGGCGCTCCCACCTGTGTTTGGTGACTGGAACGATGCATTCACGCAGAACGGCGAAGAAGCCACCCGGCAGGCAATCTATGAAGTAATAAAACCAGCTATTGCCAGCCCCTTCGACACAATGAGCGAAGCTGAATTTACCGCGCTGAGCGTCAGCGAAAAAGCGCAGAGGGTAGTGGATCACTATAAAAATGCGCTGGCAGTAGACCCGAACGGGCAGCTCCTTTCACGCTATGAAGCAGGGGCCTGGAAAGTTATCTCTTACGCAGACTTTGCCCGTGATGTGGCAGCACTGTTTCAGCGCCTTGGTGCCCCTTTTTCATCCGGGAAAATTGCCTCTCTCGTTGAAACCCTCAAACTGATCGTTCCGCAACAACAGAATCCGGCGCGGCAGTTGATCGGTTTCCGCAACGGCGTGCTCGACACCCGAACGGAATTGTTTAGCCTGCACGATAAGAAGCACTGGTTACGTACGCTGTGCGAGGTGGATTACACACAGCCCGTTGACGGTGAGGCACTGGAAACCCATGCCCCGGCATTCTGGCGCTGGCTGGATCGGGCAGCAGGTTTCAAACCTGAAAAGCGGGACATTATTCTGGCAGCATTGTTTATGGTTCTGGCTAACCGCTACGACTGGCAGTTGTTTCTGGAGGTCACAGGCCCCGGTGGAAGCGGCAAGAGTATCCTGGCTGAAATCGCAACCATGCTGGCAGGTGAGGATAATGCAACTTCGGCAACGATAGAAATGCTTGAATCACCGAGAGAACGAGCCGCATTAATAGGTTTTTCACTGATTCGCCTTCCCGATCAGGAGAAGTGGAGCGGTGACGGGGCCGGACTAAAAGCCATCACTGGCGGCGATGCAGTATCTGTTGATCCTAAGTACCAGAACGCTTATTCGACCCACATTCCGGCGGTCATCCTGGCTGTGAATAACAATCCGATGCGTTTCACTGATCGTAGTGGTGGAGTTTCACGCCGAAGGGTGATCCTGCATTTCCCCGACCAGATAGCCCCGGAGGAACGCGATACCCAGCTCAAAGAGAAAATTGCCAGCGAGCTGGCTGTGATTGTTCGCCAGCTTATGCAACGTTTCTGCGACCCAATGAGCGCCAGGGCATTACTTCAGTCGCAGCAAAATTCCGATGAAGCGCTCACCATCAAACGTGATGCTGATTCTGCATTTGATTTTTGTGGCTACCTTGAAGCCTTACCTGACACTACGGGAATGTTTATGGGGAACGCTAACATTGTCCCACGTCAGCCTCGTACATACCTTTACCATGCCTATCTGGTCTACATGGAAGCCAACGGCTATAAAAATACGCTCAGTCTGACCATGTTTGGCAAGGGGCTACCGTTAATGCTGAAAGAGTATGGGCTGCAGTACGAGAAGCGGAGAACCAATCAGGGAATGCAGACTAACCTGGCTCTCAGGGAGGAAAGCAATTCTGACTGGCTCCCCAAATGCGGGGATATTGGAGAAAAATAGAAGCAATTAGCCCGGCCTTCGCCGGGCTTTTTTATTCATTTAGGACGGCAATGTAGACTTTACCATTCACTCTTCACAAAGAGGTAACCAAACAACAAGTTGATTTTATTAGACAAAAACTGTAAGTGAATACTGTGAACCATGATCTAGATAAAAAGTATTTTTTAGGCTTTAAGAGATAGACAGGACAGTTGACGTGAATTTCATGCTCTAACTTTTGAGATTAACATCAGCAATTGGTATACGCTTAGGTATACCAAGAATAATTAAAAAAATAAAATAATAATAAAAATCAATAAATTAAAAAAGAAAGACAGATTCCGCCAGCCCACCAAAATTCTTTGTTGACGGTCACCAGAGCCTGATACGAAGTCCTGAAAGCCCGCAAGGCGCAAGCCCTGCGGGCTTTTTTGTATCTGTCATTGTCCGAGGGCATCCGGCTAAATCCAGAGAAAATTGGTACACTTTTAGGTACACACTATGCTGTGTTCCATTAAAGGTGTACCAATTATGGAAGGGATCCAGACATGGCGCACATTACACGCCCCCTCACTAACAATGAAATCCTCAAAGCGAAACCCCGCGAAAAAGACTTCACCTTGCATGATGGTGATGGCCTGTTCTTGCTCGTCAAAACCTCCGGTAAAAAACTCTGGCGCTTCCGTTATCAACGACCGGGAAGCAGCAGC